CGGTACAGTTACATAACATTAAAAAGTTACCAGAGATAATTAAACCACATGTAGTTAGAAAACGTAGGTTTGTTATTGGCGATAGTATTGAAGGTTGGTCTGATGCTATTAAAGTATTAATTAAGTCTTATATGGGTGGTAAACGTTCATCTAAAATAAAGTTTGATTACTCAGACATAAGACCTAAAGGTGCTAGACTAGTTACATCAGGTGGTAAAGCACCAGGGCCTCAACCACTAAGAGAGTGCTTAGTAAAAATTAAAGGTATATTAGATGCTAAACAAGATGGTGAAAAACTTAAAAGTATTGAAGTACACGATATTGTTTGTCATATCGCTGATGCTGTGCTAGCTGGCGGTATACGTAGAGCAGCGCTTATATCTTTGTTTTCAGCTTACGATGAAGAAATGATAGCTTGTAAGTCAGGTCAATGGTGGGAAACAGATCCACAAAGAGGTAGAGCTAATAACTCAGCGGTACTTATGAGACATAAAATAACTAAAGAGTTTTTTATGGATTTATGGAAACGTATAGAGTTATCTGGTTCTGGTGAACCTGGTATATATTTTAATAACGATAAAGACTGGGGTACTAATCCATGTTGTGAAATAGCATTAAGACCTTTTCAGTTTTGTAACTTATGTGAAGTAAACGTATCTGATGTAGACACGCAAGAGGAGTTAAACGATAGAGTTACCGCTGCTGCTTTTATAGGTACGTTGCAAGCTGGTTATACAGAGTTTCATTATCTTAGAGAAGTTTGGCAAGAGACAACAGAGCGCGACGCTTTAATAGGTGTATCAATGACTGGTATTGGTAGCGGTAAAGTTATGAAGTTAGATTTAAATCAAGCTGCTGATCAAGTAAAAATGATGAACAGGATAACAGCTAAGACTATTGGTATTAATTCAGCTGCGCGTACGACGTGTGTTAAACCTGCAGGAACGACATCTCTGGTACTCGGTACGTCTTCAGGTATTCACGCATGGCATAATAAACATTACATCCGTAGGATGCGCGTAGGTAAAAACGAAGCTATATATACTTATTTATCTATTAATCATCCTGAGTTAGTACAAGATGAATATTTCAGGCCTCACGATACTGCTGTTATTGAAATACCACAATCAGCACCTAAAGGTTCTATTGTAAGAACAGAGTCTGCTTTTGATTTATTAGAACGTGTTAAACGTGTAGCTAACGACTGGGTTAAAGCTGGTCATAGAAAAGGTAGTAATACTCACAACGTTTCAGCTACAATAAGTTTGAAAGATAAAGAGTGGAAACAAGCTGGTGAGTGGATGTGGGAAAACAGAAATAACTATAACGGTTTATCTGTCTTGCCTTATGATGGCGGTACGTATACTCAAGCTCCATTTGAAGATATAAGTAAAACTAAATATGATGAGATGACTAAACTACTTCAAGATATAGATTTAACTAAGGTAGTAGAGTTAAATGATAATACAGATCTATCAGGCGAACTGGCTTGTGCCGGTGGATCTTGTGAAGTAACAAGCCTATAACTTAAATTAAATTAAATGTATTCAGAAAATAATGTAATTAAAACAATGATGGCAATGGGAAATGTTTTTGAAAGTTGTGAAGTTGAAGCTGAAAAGTTTGTAGAAGGTAACAACTCAGCTGGAACAAGACTTAGAAAAGCTATGCAGCAAATAAAAAATATGGCTCAAGACGTAAGAGTTGAAGTACAACGGCAAAAAAATTCTGTTACTGTATAAATAAAGGGGCTAACGCCCCTTTTTTTTTATAAATGTATATATTTAGTTCTACCTTTTATTTTTTTAGCGACCGTTAACTTTTTTCTATTTGGTCTATGTGACACCCAACTAATATGTAGCCAGTTAGGATTTTTATCTGTACCAAACTCCCATATCATTTGATCAAAGTCTAAATTATCTTTTATGTAATGATACATCTCAGCGTTTGTTTTATGTCCAAACGTGTCGTCAATATCTATAGCTTGACCTTTCATGTGTTGTGATTTTCTACTACCACCTATCGCTGTATTAACAGGCTCGCCCCTAAAAAAACTATTTATTTTTATAGGACCTCCAACCCACTCACGTAATGGCTCAAATAAATTTTCAGCAACTTCTTTCATACATTTAAGCTGCTCTTCATTAGGTGTATTGTCTAAATTTCTTCTTTCACCAGTCCTGCTGTACGTACCTTCATGCCAGCTTATATGTTTACTTATCTTTTCCATGTCTTTTCTTTAATGTTAATTTTGCTTGCTTAGCTAATCTTGCTTGCTCCATCTTACCCATAACTCTAGCTCTTTGTTCTAACACAGTAAGTATCTGTACTTTTCTAGCGTAAGGTTTGTTTATACGCATTACTTTAGCTATTGTTTTTCTAGCATCAGATACTGTAGCAAATTTTATACTAACAGTATCTTTTGGATTTTCATCCGTATATAAACGTCTACCGCTACCTTTAGGTTTTTTACCTGTGCCTACTAAAGGATCTTTACGTTTATTAGGCGAAGGTCTGTTTGTTTGCATATTAATAAACCAGTTTGCTAATTGTTTGTCTCTTGGCGTTGCGCTAGGTCTAGCTTTTAATTTTCTAGCTTTTTCTACAGTAACATCTCCTCCGTATAGCTTAGATATTCTAGCTTTTAAAACTCCTCTATAAGCTTTACTCATTTTTTCTTTTTACCTAAACGTTTTCTAACTATGTTCATAACTGTTTTCATTTTACGAGCGTAAGTAGGATTTTTACCTCTATTAAATACGTACTGTTGGTTTAAACTACTTATTATTTTAGATAAGTTACCTTTACGAGTTCTAATTAACCAGCTAGCTAACGCAGAGTTAGATAAGTTTTTAAATTTACCTTTGGCATCAGGAGCATCTGAGTCGTGCCAAGTAATAGACTTAGATGTCTTTTTCTTTTTTAATGGACTATATCTATATAAACTCATTATTTCTCACCACATTTTTTAGACGGATTACCTACTTGTCTCCAGTCTTGTTTAACCCAGTCTCTCAGTCCTCTACTTTTAGTACTACCATCTCTAATAAAGCTCTTTGAACTTCTTCTTGTTTTACCTTGTGCAGCCGCAGATCTTTTAGCGTTAATAACTTTTTGCCTTTCAGCTTTACTCATACGAGCTATTTTAGCTTTAGGCAAACAAACTTTACGAGTAGCTTTAAAAGGTCTACCTTCTGCATCAGTAAAAGGTTTTTCAGGATAAACATCATGATATTGCTCATGCTGCTCTTCACCTTCTCTACCTGGTTTAAAATTACCATGAGGTCTTTCTTTAGCGCTAACAACTTTACCTTTTTCTATTTTAACCTCGTAACCCATAGTTTTATTAGGTGATTTACCAATACCGTAATTCCTGTACATTGGCGAACCTTTCATTTTAAAAGCCATTAGCACTTGTAGTTTGAAGCCCACATGTTAGCGTAAGCAGATGGATATACGTCAAACTTCTTTTTAGCAGCGGCTTTTTGACAAGGCTTTAATTTACCTTTCATAGGTGAGTCAAGCATTTTATCTATTTTTTTTGCTTGACCAGCGTGTAAGTTGCTAGCTTTTTTCAACTCTCCTGATATTTTTTGTAATTTTTCTTTGTTAGCAAAAGCTTTTAACGGTGCGTTTCTCATTCTCATATTTTACTTTTTATATAGTTATACATATCTTTTCCTATTTGCTCACCAAACAAAGAGTCTGATTTGTAATGAGCTCTAGCAGATCTTCTGCTATATGATATATCTCTACCCATTTTTTTTAATTTACTTCTTTTGTTAGGATATTTATCAGCTAAAGCGTTAGCTATTAATACACCTTGCACTGAATGACCAGACGGGTAAGAAGGTGTTTTCATCGAAGCCATCTCCATGTCTTCCATTTTTGTTTTAATTTTTTTAGCTATTACTTTTGGTCTTGGTCTATTATGATGTTTTTTAATTTTCATTATAATAGGCGCTGACTCATTAATTAATTTTTGTATCATAGGTTCTTTACCTACTATACCTTCAAAAGATTTTTTAATATTATCTTTTTCTTTTATAAATTTTTCTCTAATAGGTAATTTAGTTAATTCTTTAACTTCACCTTTAGTAGTTGTTGAGTTATCACTAGGTGGTTTTTTATCTAAATATTTTTGTATTGGAAAGCCTTTTAACAGTTCCATCTTCTTCTTGCTGCTTTACCTCTTTCACTAGTCCAATTTTTTGATCTAGCACAAAATGATTTTCTACGTTTTGCATCTTTACTACCTGGCTTTAACTTTGAAGGTTTAGTCGTTACAGCTGTTTTTAGTTTGCTACCTGGATTATTACGTTTGTATTCAGCTACTCCTTTTTTTGTCATACCACCACCTGCAGCTCCACCTGTAGCGCTTTTATCTTTTGATACTGGATTAAAATTTTTACCTTTACCTATAGTTCTACGTGGATCTGCTTTTTCAAAAGGAGATTTAAAATCACCCATTAACATATCGTTTAGTGGACCATAACGCCTACCGCATCTAGTCTTTGTAAAAGGATTATTTTTTTGTACGTAAGCCATTATCTTATTATATAATTAATACCCATTTTAAAATCGTACCACTCTCTATTCCAGTACTTATTATACTTACCTTCAGCAAATACACCTAGCCTTTTATTTATCTTCTGTCCAAATATTAAACCACCTGAGTAATCTAACCACTGACCATCAATATAATTATGATAACTAAACTCGTCTTTGTCATTATAGTGATATGGCATTAAGTTAGCCCAAGTATGTACCCAGAAAATTTTATTGTAGTAATAGTAATCTAAACCTACAACTAATGAGTGTTGTAGTTTATTATCTAACTCTTCTCTTTTCTTCTCAACATAATTAGCTAATACTTGTGGTATTACAACTTGTTCCCACACGTCTGAAGAGTATGCTACTATATCACCGTCTGGATTGTAGTACATGTCATGATAAACATCTACATTATAACCTTCTTGTAATGCTAAATAAGTATAATGTATATTACCATTATCAAGCCTCCATATATCTAGCGGATCATAACCGTAAGGCTCAGATAATCTTTGCACGGCTCCAATATTAAAACTTATTTTACCAAGATCGTATCTATACCTTTGTGATGTTTCAAAGTATTCTATATCTGCAAAACCATCTACTAAATACTCTGCTTTAGCTATCCAGTCGTTAGCTACATATCTTATAAAATGATGTTGATCTAAATACTCTACACCTTCTTGTCTTTTATAATCTACTTGAAATAAAAACTCTGTGCCGTTTCTTTTGCCTATTGTAGCAGCATCACTATAATTAGACTCAGTACCATCATAAAACGTATTAGCTCTGTTTTCATAACCAAACCTAGCTATTTTACGTATACCTAAAGTTAAGTTATAATCATAAGGCGTTTGTATTGTTTCAATACCTAAACCATCTGTAACACTATAAGTTTCTACGTCTGATATAGAAGTACCACCATTTACAGCTGCATAAAAAGTAGAGAACTTAAATATATCTTTTATATTGTCTTGTCCACAACATTTTTTAGGCGTGGCACAAGAAAATAAAATAATTAATATAACTAATAGTACTTTTTTCATTTTATAAATTTCTTTTCAACTGTTCCATCTCTATATATAAAGAACAATAATTTGTTTTTCTCTATTATAGCAGGTCTACCTAGTATATCTGTTATCATTATTAGTTGTGATACACGTTGAGGTATAGGTCCTACCCAAGTTCCTTCACAGTAATCGTAAGTTAATTGACATATACTATCCCAGTCGTTTGTACAACAATACTCATCTACATCTATTACCCAAGCATAACAAGGATCGTTTAAAAAATAAGGATTACCAGGACCAGTGATACAATTAGCAGCGTAAAGACAAGCGCTAGTGTCATTAACATTTGCCGATGCGTTGTAATTCCAAGCATCTGAGTCCATACAACCACTAATAAACTGTATACACGAACCATTATCTGCATTAGCATTTGGATCGTAGTTAAAAGCAGTAGAATCAGTACACCCATAAATAAATGGTATACAACTCCCATTGTCTGTGTTAGCATTTGGGTCATAATTAAACATTGTTGGGTCTATACAACCATAGATATAAGGTACACAACTTCCATCATCAGTATTAGCAAGAGGATTATAATTGAAAGCAAAAGTTTCCATGCAGCCTAATACTATAGGAACGCACCCACCATTATCTACATTGGCTATAGAGTCATAATTAAACGAAGCCGTATCTGTACATCCAAACACAGCTAATGTGTTACAGCTGTCCTGTATATTAAAATCTGTATAAACCCCGTTAGATGTATCGATATGGTACTCTAGATACGCAGGAGACATACAACCAGGTACATAATAACAAGGTAACGGCATATTAGCAGTGCTATCATAGTTAAAAGCAGTGCTATCCATACATCCTTCAACTATTTCAATACACTCATTGCCACAATAAGTTATACCACCGTAAACAAAAAACGGTTGCATAAATGGTGGCTTGACACTTATAACAGTATCACCCATAGGATTTATTAAAGTAAATCCACATTCAGGTGTTGTTTGTGAAGCTTGTTGATTAATAAAAAACTTAGCTCTAACTAACTTAGGTGCTTTTAATTGTAGAATATAAGTTTGATTAAAACCAGATGTCATTACAAACTGAAACGTATCGTCTTGATAAATTTCTAATCTACTACCAACCCAACCATTACCTGCAAGATCATGTAACACAAGAGTGTAATCGCAACTATCTATGTAATCCATAGTGTTTGCAGTCGAGTCGTAGTTAAACATTGTACTATCAGTACAACCATATATTTTTAAAGTAGCACAGCTACTATCACTTACTGTGGCTGCTGGATTAAATTCTATATAATTGTTGTCCATACAGCCCGGCACTGGCGGTGGTGGTATACAAGTATCACTTATAAATACATGTGTGGAATCTGTCCCAAAATTAGGTGTGGTACCAAGCACTAAGGTATCGCCACATTGTATTAAGTAATACGAACCATCGTTTCCACCCCACTGGCTTCCAGCTAAACCATCTCCATACGTATCAAATATCGTAAACCTTAAAACACCTGTAGGAAGGCAAGTTGGAATATATTGTGGTTGGTAATCAGGAACATTTGGATATGGGCCTCCTGATATTAAAACATTACCCATTGTATCTGTTATTTCCCAACTAGTTTCATCTGTAAACTGATCGAGATTTATATTTATCATTGTTGGTACACAAGGACCTAGTGGTGGAGGTGGATTAGGTAAGCACTGTGGTACAGCCCTATTATGTATTAAACCGCTAGTAAAAGTACTAACAGGATAATCAACCACAGTGTCACCGCATATAGTAACATAATACTCTCCATTTATAATACCATCTCCATAACTATCGTATATAACAAAAGATATATTTTGTACGCTGTCAATATACAAAGTGTCTCTATGCATAAAATTAGGTTGCGTGTAATGACCGTAATCTACGTAGTCTATAGTATCGCCTTGATACGCAGAGTCATACAAAACCCATCTAGTCTCGCTAGGATAACCATCTGTTTTTATATGTATAACAACTTCTTTTTGAGCAAAAGTTAATATAGGTAGTAATAATATAAATAATATATTTTTCATTTTAAAAATCACTCATTATTAGTTCATCAACTTCTTCTTGTACTTCTTTTCTTGTGGCAGCCATAGTAAAACTAAGATCTGCTTGGTAACGTTTTACTTCTTCACCATTAAAAATTATAATTGTAGGTACAACAACTATATTGTATTTCTTCTGCCAATCGCCCTCGTCTATATTTATTCTTTTAACTCCACAGTCATTTAACTTATCTAACCAGTCTACACTATTAGCTTTATTCCAACCAGCATTAAACTCAACTACACACACGTCTGTCTTACAAATGTTTTGGCTTTTAACTGTACCTGCTACCATCATAAACAATAATACTAGCATGTAAATAACGTATACGCTCCAAGGTGTTTTAGTTTCTTCCATTATTCGTAAAGTTTTTCTTCTATTTTTTCAATAGACTTTTTAATTTCTTTAACGTCGTCTTGTGTAGTCATGATAGTCTGTCTAATCATTTGATCTTTCATATCAAACTCCATACGTGTAACCTCAGGATCTGGTGGCGCTGGTAGTTCTTTTGCTTCGGCAATGTCAGCTTGTAACGTAAACCACATACCTACGAGCGTAGCTATTAAAGCAGCTATACCACCTAAAGTTTTAATGCTTACCTGAAAGCTAGTATCTTCATTTAATTCTTTTGCCATCTCTAGTTTTTGTTTTTTGTTGGTTTAATTTTTTTACCATGCTTGTCGTAACCACGTTTTCTTTGTTGTTCTCTTCTTTTAAGAACGTCACTAACACTGCCTCTTGGCGTTAAACCTCTTAAAGCTTCTTCGTAACTTGTTTCAATATCTCCAGCTGTTTGGCCGTCTGTAGGCCCTGCCGTAGGAACCATTAATTCTGTTTTTCTTTTTAGTGCCGAAACCATTTTTAATAGTGACGGGCTTTTCATTTTATACGCCATTTTTTTAGTATACTTTATTTTTATAAGATTACTTGTTTTTCGCTATTTTTAATCGTGGTAAAAACACAGGCCACTTTTAGCTTTAGTTTTCATTTTACATCTTTCGCCATTAGATTTAATTTTAGAACACTGTACTTCTTTTTCGCCTTGTTCTACTTTAGCATGTATAGTACAGTAGCCATTTGCTATAGCTTCGTTTTTACACCTAGCACCACTACTAGTTATAGCTATACAACGACCATCATCTTTATCTTTGTTTTCTTGTTCTTTAGTTTCGTTCTCTTGTTTTTTCTGCAGTTCTTTTTCTGCTTTTTTCTTTTTATTTTTTTCTTGTCTTTCTTTGTCTTTTCTTTCTTTTATTTCTTCTTCAACAGCTATTATGTCTTGATCTTCAATACCTAAATCCCAAGTGTTCCAACCCATTAATAACGCTAATCTTTCTATTGTAGATATTTCTTCTGTAATAGCAGCGTCAACATTGTTTACTTTTTTAATAAGTCTATCTAACGGTATATTAGTAGTACCAGAAATAACATTAGCTATAGCTTCATAAGCAGGGTTATCAATATCAAAGTAACTCATTTCATTTATTACTTCGTTGTTAAACTTCTCTGTTTGTATACCTGAATATATTTTTCTTAACTTACTACCTATTGTAGGAGATAGACCTATTATTTTTAACATAGTATAGGTATGATCTGCGTTCCAACCTCTTTTTCTTTGTTTTAAATATTCTAATAAAGAATTTTTTGCAGTCATAATAATATTACCACCAAATCCTAGTCCACCAAGAACAGAATCAACCATACCATTTATAATTCTCTTGTGTGTTTCGGTATCTTTTTCTTCGTCATCGTCACCTATTAAAGCGCCTAACGCAGCTTGTAAACCATTAAATATTAAATTTTGAACCATACCATAATATATAATCTTACTAACGTTAGTTTTAAAATCACCTCTATTATTAGCTAAATCTAATACAGCTTTTTTCATAAGCCTAGCGTACTGCATAGGTGTATTTTTAAAAGCTAATATATATCTACCAAGAGGTGAAGCTTGTTGTTGTGATATTAAATCTGGTCTTGAAGACTGTTGTGATTCTTCTGTTACTTCTTGAAAATCTTGAAATGCTTGTGCTTCTGCTTCTGTTTGAGACAAACCTTGTTTTAAATAAGTTTTAACTCTGTTTCTATAAAACGTAGCGCCACCACTAGCAATAGCAAAACTATCTGCTATTTGTGTAGGTAAGAAACCTTTTGTTAGTAACCAATTTAAAGCTGCTTTAGCTTTATTTTTAGCGCCTGCTATTGATGAAGCTAGCTCAGCTTCGTTAATACCTCTTTGGTTACCGGCACGTCTTTGCTTTAACATATCAGAATTAAATATCATAGCAAAGTCTTTCCAAAATTGTTTTTGATTAGCAAATGCCGCGGCTGCTTTTAACGGGTTGTTATCAGACCAATTAATAAAATTAATAGCTGATATAGTTTGTAACAAAGCAGATCTCATATTAAAAAACATAATAGCACCAACAGACTGGTTAGCCCAGTTGTTAAACTTGTTTACTAATCTATTAGTTCCTTTTTCTCTTTTAGTTCCAAACTCCATACGCCAAAGTATATCTTCTAAAGCGTCTCTAAAATTGTTACCATATATAGCTTGAATCTTATTCATGACAGGTCCATCTAAACTTTGTCCCTTCCACTCACCAAACATTTCTCTTCTATTGTTTATAAACTCTGCTAAGTGATCTGCTCTACTAACTTCTGAGTTTATAGTTTGTATGTCGCTACTAGTACTTTCTACTAACCAATAATCATTAGGTATTAAGTAACCAGTATCTAAGTTAACTAAACCTTCTAATGATTGAGCAAAAGATAATAAATCAGTATTATTTTTAACATGATTAACTAAGGTTTGTTGATCTCTTTTTGATAAACCAGGTATCTCTATATTATTTTTATCCCATAAATAAACTCTAACAGCTTGGTCGTTAGTAAAGTTTGTGTCTCCAACTGTTTGACTTAAAGATTTTTTTACATTAGGTAATGCGTTTAATATATTTCTATAACCAGCATCTAAGTTTTGTTTAGCTTTATTTAAAGAAGTATATCCTTTAGCAAAAGGATCAAACAATGATTTCTTAAAAAATGCCATTTGTTGTTCTCCTAATTTACCCGGTGAAAGTAATCTGTATATTAAACCTTTGAAGTCCTCGGCAGAAGGTGGTACAAAAAATTTAAACATACTAAACCTGTCTTTTCTACTACCTCTTATTTTTGCTTGCGCATTAGAATATCGAGCTTCAGCTTTAACACCTTCTGTTTGTTCTATTATTCTATTTATATCTAAACCTTGTTGTTTAGTAGTTTTTATTATATTATCTAGCTCTGGGTTAAGTCTTCTACTAAACTGAAATTTAGCTTGCACAGATTTACCTTTAATATCTAATTGATCAATAACATCAGCAACAGCTTTAACATTAGGTAAAGCATCGTCTACAAAGTATATGTCGTTATAACCTTCAGCAAATTTATTAGCTATCCACATAGCTTTAGCTTCACCAGTACTATTACCTAAACCAGTTATATTTTCTATAGGCATATCTATACCTTGTGTTTTTAACCAAGCTTTAATAGCTGTAGCGGATTCTTGTGGTCTAGCTGTAAGTATGTAATTATTTTCAATACCATACTTTTTTATTCTATTTTTAAACTTAGTCATCAAAGGTCCTGCTACACCACCTTTAACATTTATAAAATCACTAAAGTCAAACTCATATCCTAGCTCAGCGTATTTAGGCCCGTCTATAGGCCAGTTAGCAGAGCTAATTTCTACAATATCATCACCTTTTTTAGCTTTAATAATGTTTTCACCTTTGTCTATTAACGTTTCATCAAAATCAAAAGCAGACATACCTCTACTTGGTGTAGACTCGTTAATAGCTCTAGACATCATATATACTTCTCCTGCAATTCTAGCGCCTTCATTTAAATCTATATTTGCATTATCTAAACCAGCTGGTGTTAAAGCTGTGTTTAATAACTTATTTATAGCATTTAGTTTTCCTTTCTCAACTTGCTTAGCTAATTTTTTGTCTGTAACTAACTCTGGCCCTACAGTTATTCCTGTAGACAATTGTTTCATTTGTAAATCAAAAGTACCAGCCATCTCAGCGTTATAGTATCTTAATAAAGCACTAGCATCAGGTGTCCAATAAAAAGGCATAGTTGACTTATAAAACTTGTTTACCATTTTGTCATACACATCAGGTAAGTAAGCTAAACGATAATTATCCATAATATCGTTGTAATCTTTTCTAGCTGCTTCAGAAGTTGTATTGTCTGCAAATATATATTTTAAAGCATACAAGTTTGTAGTTAAAGCAGGTGTCATGTGTTCTAGCCTTAACTTATTGTTTGAATAATTTATATCATCTACAGGAATAAAATCTAATATAGCAGAAGATCTTGTAATACCATATTGATTAGCATTAAAGTTAGCCATTAAAGAAACAACTTGATTACCATTTATAGACTTGTTTTGGTAAAGATCTCTAACAACATCCATAACTTTTCTTATGTCTTGGTTGTTTTGTTGTTGACGCTTTATAAACCCAGGTCTTTTACTTGCGTCTGGTATTCTACTCAAGGCGCCATCCATGTAATTGCTAGTACCTTTTGGAGACTTTGGTAAACCTATAGGATTTCCACTAGCGTCTAGCTTTGCCCCTAACAATAACGCGGCGTCTACTGTGTTTGTAGCTAATCCTAGTCTATTTGTATTTTTTTCTTTTGGATTAAAGTTAGGATTTTTCTTCATCTTAACTACACCAGGTTTAATAGGTACAAACTCTCCGTCTTGTACTTTTGAAGGAGCAGATATAGTTTTAAATAAAACTCTTAAAGCAAAGCCTTCTCCATATATTCTATCTAACTCAGTAGCTAACAATTTAACAGATGCTCTAGCTGACTCTTGAGCCGTTTTATTTCCTTTTAATGCTACGAAGTTTTCACCAGTTAAACCTAGTAAACTAGCGTAACCTTCTCTACCTTCAACGTTTAGTTGTAAGTATTTGTCTATTACAAAAGAACCTAACGGTGTAGGTGATGTAAATAAATTAGATGTTTCTAAATAACTAGGTACTGTTAAGTCGTACAAAGCTTGTAGGTCTTCTGCTATTTTATCTATTTGTTTTTGAGGTAATAAACCAGCTAACTTAGCATTAGTTAAAGCTGTCATATTACCACCGTAATAATGTATTTCATTGTTAGTAAGATCAAATAAACGTTCTATTACAGCCGCGCCTAACGCGCCATCTTTTTGTAATATATTATTTAAAGCTTTACCTTTTGAAAACATATATTTACTTTTACCATCTCCTAGCCTTGTTATTAAATCTACAGGCTGGTTAGTTGTTTCTAAATGCTCTCTAATAGTTTGATTAGTTATAGTTTTACCTGTTTGCTCTACTAAAGCTTTTATTCTAGCGCTAGTGTTACTTTCTTTTTTATAAAGATTAGGTTTGCCTCTTTCTGTTATACCAAAAACATTTACAAATTTATTAACATTTATATTAGGTTTTTTAACTTGTACTTGTAGTCCTGGCCCTGTTTTAGCTCTTACAGATTTTTTATTGTAAAACTCTTTTAATAAAACATTTTGTACGCCAGTAGAAGTTTGATCTGAAGTAAAGCCTTGAGGCAACATAGCAACTAAAGCGTCAGCATGTTTGTTTATAAACATTTGAGCATTTCTAACATCACCTTTAGTTAGGTTACCTACTTTAGGTGAAATACCAAACATCCTTTGAACTTCATTACTAACTAAATTTTTTAAAGACTTGTAGTTTTTATTTTTATACAAATTAGGATTAGCTTCTATTTTCTTTATAATGTTGTTTTTTATAACAGCTAATTCTTTTTTAAGTTCAGGATCTATTCTAGTCAACCTGTCTTCTAGCTTTTTAGTATCAATAGTTTCTTGTTGTACTTTGTCCTCTGGTGTCGTTACATCTTTAGCAGCACCTAGTTCTGTAGTAAACTCTTGTGGAACACCTAGATCTTTTGCTAAATCATTAGCTCTAAGATTTAATCTACTACTTATAAATTTATCAAGACCTTGTTTAGCAGGATCATACTCTTTACTTATTATTCCTACGGCTTCAGTTAGCAAAGCGTCTTTGTATTTTTTTCTAGTAAGGTCTATTTTATTTACTTCTGACTTAGGTATACCATCGTAAAGTCTTCTAGTTATAGTTTCTATCATACCACCCATAGCTTGACCTAATTCAGACTGCTGTAAGTCTTCAACTAAATCTCCTTGCTCGTTTTGAGATACAGCTTTTTGTATTAAAGTATTTTTATCACCGTACTTTTTAAGCATCATATCTAGCTTGTTAGCTCTTGAGTAAGTATAACCAGCTTGTTGTTTAAGCACAGGGTTAACGCCTTGTACTAACTTACCGTCAGCACCTCTAACCATTACATCTTCAATAGCTTTGTTAACGTAATTTTTTTCTATACTATCATTGTAATCTTTTAAAAAGTTGTATACATCTCTACCGCTGTCAAACTTTATTTTACCTAATGTATTAGGGAATCTTCTTTGAAAAAATCTTCTTAACGCATCTCCTATTTTAGTAAAAAGCCCATCGTTAAATTGTAAAGTACCATCTAATATAGACTCAGACATTACAGTAATAATTTCTTCTCCATAATTTCGTTCTACACCTAATAATTTTCCTTTTTTATCTCTATATATATAAGGCTCCATTCTTTGAGCAAACTTGTCCATACCAACAGTACCTCTTTTATCACCTATATATTGGTTCAAAGCGCTTCCTAAAGCCATTTGTATTTTAGAGTCACCACCTACTGTTTGAAACAAAGTAGCATGTAAAAATTCGTGAGCAGCAGTTGTTACTCTACCGCCTTTAGCTAAACTAGTTTCTTTGTTAATAACAAACACTTGATCACCGTTTTGTTTTCTGTGTATAAAACCAAACTGATTAGCATCTTCTTTAGACTGCTGTATATTATCATTTATTATAGCTTCTCCTTGTTTTACTATATTTTCTAACTGGGCTCTTCGTTCTGGAGATAGTTCAGAGTGCTGTCTAGTCTGTATATCACTGCTACGAAAATCTTTGTTTTGTCGTAACTGACTCTTAGCGGCATCAACTTCAGCTTGCATTTCAGAATTTTCTTCTAAGCTTTGCTCATTAAAATAAGTCTCAACGTCTTCTTTAGTTTCAAGCTCTATCATTTCTATGTCTCGATCCTTATCTTTTCTTTCTCTATAACTAACTATTTTGTTTTGTACACTTAGTTTGAACTTTTCGTAATCAGCTATTTTTTCTTCATCAGTACGAGTGTCAGCTTCTAATATATCGTTTCTTTCTCTTTCTAATTTACTAAACTCATATTTTAATTCTTGAAGCTTTTTTTCTTTTTGTTTTTTGCTGTAACTTTGTTCGTTATTTATAGTGTTTGCTTCTGATTTTAATTTGTGTTGATTAGCTCTAATATCTAATAATCTTTGCTTGTCTTGCGTAGACATACCAACACTACCTTTTACTTGAGTTTCAAAAAGTTCTGTTTGCTTATTTACAAGCTCGTTCATTCTAGACTCTATTTCAGATACTCTCTGTGGACTTAAACTCCTTTTTATCTTTTGCTGTCTAACACCATCCACTGTTTTAAATCTGTTATCTAAAAGTTCATTTTCTAACTCTAACAACTCGCTACTAACTTTTGATAACTCAGCTTGTACTTTGTTAGGTATTACATGACTAACAGTGTTTTTCAATAATAACGGTGTACTTATAGCTCCAGATACTAATATACCGTCTATAAAAGATTGTCCAACACCCTCTAATAAATCTACGTCTTTTCCTAATAAATATTTATCACTAAAATTTTGTGCATAAGTATTTACACCTTCACCAAAACCTTCTTGAACTGCATCTAACGCTGCTCTAGAACCTATGTTTAAAGTACTTCTAATAAACCCACCTATACCTTTTTTAGCAAACTCGTCTACCATCATTGCGTCAGCAACTTTACCTACTTGACCAATAAGTAATCTTTCCGATATGATTTCTGTAGCACCATGTATAATAGCAGATGTATATCTTTGCCAACCCTCGTATTTAACTAAAGGGTTGTTTTTCATTTCTAATCTAGTTCTTTCTAAATCACCACCTATTGCCTGCGTGCCTATTACACCTGCAACATAAGGAGACATACCTAACATTGTTGACGCACCTGCCCCTCTAGTATAAAAAGTAGCAACAAGTATAGGTGTCATATTACCTATTATTTCTGCGGTTCTACCAATACGCTCTGTTTTAGGAGAGCCAAAATCACCTACTTGATAGTTATAATAAGAACTTTGGTGTGTATATTTATCTTTTAAGTAATTTCTCGCTTGATCTAATAATTTTCTACCAGCATGAGGTTGGTAAGGACCGTCTACAAGACCAAAAGACTCTAGCGCGTCATGTATACCGCCTACAAGTATTTCATCAGCACCGGATAATACTGCACCAACACCAGTATATACTGACCCTGCAATACCACCTATAGCACTATATGTTTTGTCTTGCATTTCAAAAATAGCATTATAATCATCTATATTGTCTACTATACGAAGTTGATTTTCAACAGCTTTTCTTTGGAAAGAGTATAAATCTTGAGTAGTAGCTAAACTAGCATTATAAGCGTTTACAGTGCTAGAATAATCAGAAAGTATCTTATTAATCTTAGCGTTGTTAATATCTACTTTTTGTTGAGCCTCGTCTACTTCTTTTTGTGTTTTATATTTACCTTTTAATAGTTTTTCATTTTCATCTAAAAGGCTTTGTACTTCTTTACTTTTAGGAATTTTACTATCATTTCCATCTTTATCTTTTAAAACCTTTCCGTTAACAGTAACGGTACCTAATTCCATTTTGTCTAACTCTTTTTTAAGATCAGTAGTAGTCTTATTTGATTTTTCAAGAATTTTTGATATATTTTCATTTTTTTTATTTCGCCTTACAAACTCTTCTTTTCCCGCCTCTATTGTTTTTCGAGTTTCTGCAAGTTCATCATAACGATCTTCTGAATCAGTAAAAAATCCAGCTTCTTGGTAACGCTCTGCTCCTATTCTTTTAGATAAATTCTGTCTAAATTTTCTACTAGTAGTATTACTTATATAAGACTTTTTTATTTCTTCGTAAAGATTAGAGTCTGTGTCCTTGATGTTTAATAAATATTCTTTTATATCTGCAGATCTATATTTTGCAAACGGATCTTCTCCTTCAAAATCACTTTCACCCGCTTCAAGGTAAATTTCTGAAGCTTGTTTAAAACTTAAACCGTTTTGATTTGCGTATTTTTGTACTAATATATTACGTACAGTATTACTAAGATCTTTTGTGTCAAGTCTAGTTTTTAATTCTTCTCCTTCTATAGGTGCCTCATAAAAATCATCATATTGAATTTCTGGCTCACTTTCAATAAAACTATTAAACTCATTAGTAATAGTTTTTTCGTAAGATTTTCTTTCTTCACCCATTTTTCTTTCTTCTTCATCTACACTTCCGCTAAAATCCGTGTCTAGCATTTCAGATAAAGAAAGTTTTTCAAATCTTTGTTCTGCTTCTTGTAAAGAAATAGACTTATCGTAATCTTTGTACAACACCTCGTCAAGTCGTATATCATTAAAAATAACTTCTCTTTCTTTTTCAGATATATTTTTGTTGTACTTGTTTTTTACTCTTAAATTATTAAAATATAAATCACCATCATTTTTAGAGTTGTCGTATATTTCATCTAGCTTTTGAGACTCTAAGTTAAACTCTTCTTCACTTATATTGCCGTTTTCGTATCTATCTTCTAAATTAAGTTTTTTACTTTGTTTTTCTATTTCAACTTTTAGTTGCAGTCTTGCTTCTTCTTTTAATTTTTGAACTTCTTTTAAATAAAATTCATTCCGTTCTAACTCACTTACCTCTACGCCTTGATTTTTTAATTCTTCTATTTCTTTTTCAACATTTACCGTAGCTGTTGGACCATACTTTTCTAAATCAAAAAAATTGACGTTTAGAGTGTAAGCATTTGTAGGTTGATTTTCTGGAAGATCTGATATAAGTTGTTTAAAAGCACTTTTAGAGTTTTTAATAAAACGTTTTATTTTAGCATCAGACTCACCTGCTGCCATCATTTTTTTAACAACTTTCTTAACTTGCTCTTTGTTCATATTTTATTTTATTATAAATATTTATTTATCATATCTTCGTACTCATCATACTGTATTACCATTTGATACTCTTGACCATACTTTTGCCAAGCTTTTTGTATGTATGAATTATTCATAGGGCCTTCTTCATCTAAGTCTATTTCTCTAGCATAATCAGGATAATTAGCATTAACCCACTTTCTAAACTTGTTACCTTCTTCTTTGCTTATACCTAAAGTAGTTTCGCTATAGTTGTCTATACCTAAGTTGTCAGAACCTTCTATACCTATTATTTGAGCATTTTTAGTAGCATAACCGTTAAAGCCGTTTATTGCTATACGAGTATAATAATCTGTAGCTAAATCTCTAAGTATATCTTCACCTCTGTTTTGTTTAAACCAAGCAGAATTAGGATTAAATACATCTGCAACTGGTATAATATTACCGTCTTTATCTTCTATACCGTTAGGAAACATTTGTTCAAAGTCTTCACGCATGCTTCTACCTCTTCCTGGTAAAGTATCATTAGCGTAAGAAATTAAATCGTTTTTATCTTTCAATATAGTAGACATTACATTTTGTACTTGACTTAGCGTCTCGCTTCTTCCACTAGCAGCCGTTTTTTGCAATTGATTTAAAACAGCATTCATAGCCTTACCATCTGTTTTAGCAAACATATTAGTACTAGCAAATTGTTCTTTTGGGTCTAGTACTATTTGTTCGTTAGTTACTGGATCTGTTAAAACCATTTTTACACCACTAGCATCTACGGTTTTCTCAAAGTTATATTCTACACCTTGATAATTAACAGTTTCGCCTTGTGTATAAAAAGCATCTAACAAATTTTTAGTATCTGTACCCTCCATGACATTAGAATAAATATCATTTTCAATATTATTTTTATAAGTTTGAAGCTGGGTGCTATGCGTTGTAAGATGATTATCTAACCCTTGCATTTTTATTTTTATGTCGTTCATAAGTCTATTTTTTTCAGGGCCATCTTCCATGTTGTAAGCATCTAAATATTGATTTTTTAAATCATACATTTGATCTTGAACACTATTATACATGTCTGTACCATGTTGACTTATATTGTTTTCACCGCTCTTTAATATATAACTATCTAAAACTTGTGTTTGCCTGTCTTTTTCTTGCTGTGCTTTTTCTTCTGCTAGTCTAGCTTTTTCTTCTGCAACTTTTCTTGCTAGTTTCTTTTCATTAAAATAATCAGTTATACCTTTATCTATATCTTCACCAACTTTTCTTAATGCGTTACCCATAGCGTTATTAGCATATCTTCTTTGTTGATAAAGATCTTGCGCGGCAGCTACTAGACCAGCGTTATAAGTTAATGGAGACTCATCTTCATTTTCTAATTCTTCTAAAGTATCTTTTGTACTTAAGTAGTCTTGATATTCAGCATCATCTTCTCTTAGTTCTTTTTGCCTTTTAAGCTTGTCTTCGTGATCTTGTTGCTCTCTTTTCTTTTGTATTTTATAATCAAAATACTCATTTAAAGCATCGTCAGCCTTTTGAAGACCAGGAATTGCCGCTGGGTTTCTACGTGCTGCAGATCTAGCTGCTGAAGCTTGTAATAGTTCTTTATTTACTGCCATATTATTTTATTTACAAGGTAACATATTAACATCTATCGCGTTGTAGTCAACAGCATAATAACCGTTATCCATTAATTCGACGGCGTTTTGTATACCTAAATTAATTAAATCTTGAGCCATAGTACCTGACCAAACCGTATCACATCCTTTGTATTTAAACTCATACGTAGGTATTCCATATTTAGAATATCCGATGTGTTTAATATTTTCTTTTAATCTAACGTCTGATGCCATGAGCGCTTTTGTTCCTAAGTCTATACTTCCACCAATAAGATTACCTATACCTCTACCTAACATAGCTTTGGCTTCTGCGTCTGCTGCTTCAGCTGCGCCTAGTCTTTGTTGAGACATACCAAACAATGTTTCTGTTTGACCTCTTTTTGCCTCTTGAGCTTCTGCTTCTCCTCGCGCTGCTAGTTGTTGATTTGTAGCTGCTTGTTGTGCTGCTAACGCTTGATTAGCTTGCTCTTGTTTTCCTATATCTGCCGCTGTAGCCGCTGCTGCTTGTTGACCAGCTCCAACTAAAGCTTGTATATTACCAGCATTAAAACTTCCACCAGTCTGTTGCATTGAGCCTAAAATGTTAGCTTGTGACTGTTGAAACTGTTGTTTAGCTAAATCAGCTGCTTGTTGATTAACAGTTAAGTCTTCTGCTGTATTCTCCATGTTTGCGTAAGGATTAGAAAAGTCCATATTCATATAAGCTTCTCTTGCCGCTGCTTCTTCTGCTCGCGCTCCTTTTAATTCTTTAGCAGCTCTTCTTTTAGCACCTCCAGAAGCTATAATGTCACTTAAACCTGCACCTATGCTCTTCATTGGACTAACTCCACCTCTTGCTTTAAATGGTGGTTTTAAATCATTATAAAATGTTGATCCTTTCTGCTTATACATATTTTTATATTTTTGTTATATTATTATTACACTTTTTCTCTCTTATTTACTACTTTCAAAAAACTCAGACCCTACAGAAAACAATTCAGCTTCTGTTGTTGAATCATTTTTAAATTTTATTTCAGCAAAGTAACCAATTAAACCACTAGCGTTAGCTTGATTATCTTTACTAAAAAATATAAAGTCACTTGTTGTAGGACTAGCTATATTAGTAGCTATATCACAAGTAACTGAGTTAGTAGTAACAGCCGTTACTACACCTATTTCTACTATAGCAGTCTGCGTAGCAGTGTCAAAACCAGCTACAGATGTTGTAGGAACGTAATAACCTACGTCACCAACTTGAACTGATGTGTTTAATCCTGCGTCTCCTGCTGTTGCAAATGTTAAAGTTATTGTTGGCATTAGTTATCTGGTGTTATTATTGATTCTAAGTTAAAATTAATATCTACATCTGTGTCTCCAAAGTTATCTACTTCTAATCTTCCTGTGTAAGTCATTCTAGTATTACTAGTTCTAGTAGCTTTTAAACCAGAAAGTCTTAATGAAGTACCTCCGTTTGAGTCTGGATTAATAGCAGTTTCATCAGCTACATTAGCATCTGAAAAACTAATTTCATTTACAGCTGGATAAACAAAATCTGATATGGTGTCAACTACAAAACTAAATGACACTTGATTAGCAGAAGTTCTAACTATAGATCTGTCAGAACCTTCTTGCTGTTCAAATTGTTTTTTATTTCTAGTAGGCACGTCTTGTAAAGTAACGCCACTTGGCAGCGTATTTAATCTTGTTTCGCCACTACCTCCAGGTCCAAAAGTTGTAGATACAACTCCTAAGTTAACAGAAACATTTGAAGTAAATTGTTTTATTATTATTCTAGGACTACCACCAGCGTAACTAGTAGCACTTGGCACAGTTCCAGCTATAGTGGTGTCTACTCCTGCTATTGTTATACCATAACTATCGTTAGCACTAACTGAAGGAAATACAATGTCGTGAGTTTGTTCGCCTGTAGACCCTAAAGTTATAGTACCTGTATTTGTAGAGCCAGATGTAAAAGTATCACTAGAAAAATCATAAGTAGTATCTGTAACACTTGTAGCTGATATTTCTCCAAACTTAGTAACAGTTAAAGTATATTTTCCAGTTGTTGGTGTACCTCTAACTACTACGGTTTTTGTTTCTCCACTTGAACTTATTATAGTATTTTCAGGTCTTACAAACATTTGATCTATTGTAGCACCTTTATCAAAAGCAGAGTTTGTTGATATAGTAACCGCTTCACCTCCAAAACCTACGAACGTTATATCGTGGTTGTCATTAATAGTAACATCTGTATCTCCGTTATAAACGCAAACCCAAACTCTTTGTGTTATTTGACCAGCTGCATTAGTTGTATCTGTTTTTGTTAAAGTGTATCTACTTGCTAAACTACCAGCTGATATAACAGGTACTGGTGGATTTATATAATATCTTCCGCCGTCTGCAGCAAACGTAGCTGTAAAAACATTAGTATCAGTATTAGCTAATATATGATCTTTATAATTATCTGTAGTAACGCTACTAGCTGTAGCAGATGTTTCTGTAAAACCTGTCGCTGCTGTAGTTGTAACTGTTTGATTAGTTACTACATCGTATATAGCATCAACATTTAATTCTATTCTAGAACCTTGTTGGGCACCACCATTTTCACCTGCCGCGTCATCAATATCAAATATTAAAGTAGTGTCAGACGTTGGCATAGTAAAACTAGTATTTAAAGTTACTGTTACTTTAACTGTATTAGCCGTTGTTGCGTGTGGAAATAACACGTCTCCATTAGAACTGTAATTACTTAAACTAGTTAAATTAGTATCAGTATCTGTTAAAGTTATACTAGTCAACCATGATTGACTACCTGTGTTGTTTACAAAATTAGCGGCTCTTACTGTAAAACCAGGGTTAGCAGTTATAAAAAACTCTGCAACATCACTACCTATAGCAGAACCACCAACGTTTGCAAAAACTACGTCAGTACCACCTGTTGCATTAGCTAATGTACAATTTGTTATTGCCATGTTAATCGTTATTTTCTTTTACTATTAATTTAAATACTGTTCTTTCTGTATCTGATCTGCTAATAGCAGATGCTTTACCTAATCCTTGTACAGAAAACTCTGATGTATCAAGATTTTCTAATGTCGTAGCTGCTCCTCTAATATAGTTAAACCACTTGTTTTCTTTTTCTTTAAACTCGCTAATTAAACCTTCTTGCATGTCTGTAGTTATGCTTTCTACAAACCAACCTGTTTTAGCATTTAAGTTATAATATTGTCCATCATTATAAGTACCATCTAAGTCGTCAGCCACACTATCAACTGTCGAAGTTTGAAACTGAGTAACTTTAGCTTGAGTTCCTTCGTAATTTAAAGTTTTAAAATTCTTTACACTACCAGGCGCATCATTCATTATTAAAGTAAAGTCAGAGTTATATTGAGTGCCATAAAAATTATTTCTTGTTTCATTGTTGTGATGTTCGTAAAGCTCACCTTCAAAAAAAGTATAATAAGTATTATTAAAACTTACACCTGATTCTGGTATAAAAGATTTAAAACTAACCCAACCTTTTGTACCTTCGTTCCAACTAATAGTAGTGTCTGTCATGCTAGTACCTTTTAGCGTAACGTTGTATTGACTTTTCTTATCATCATAAGTACCTATGATATTAGTATTAGCTGTTTTAAATGTATCAGAAAAATAATCTTTCATACCTACGTTTGATATAACAGTTAATCCGTCCATAGACATACGTAGGACAGCTCCTCTTGCTTTATCTGTAAAATATGCTTGATAGCCTTGGAAAACAAAAGACTCTGGATTTTTAGATATACCATACTCTCCTTTTACTGGCGTTGGAAAACCTAAGACTGCATTTGTAGAAACTAAATTAGTACTACCGTCTACATTAAACAAAGAGTCTTTATTAGCTTGTACTTTAAATATCTTGTCTTCCATAAAAGTTACAACATCTCCGTCTCTTGAGTGTAGCTTTTGTATAGTACCATATTTTGGATTTAAATCTTTTGTAATACCATCAGATGCTACAAATTGATTTAAATTGTTTACACCATTTCTAGAGTTGTATATACCGCTAAATATTAAACTACTACCTCTTCTTTCTTCTGTATAAGGCTCTGTTGTGACTGTAGACACTTTTACACCTTTATCTATAGTTGGAGCATTAAAATCATCTCTTATTCTATTAGACTCATTACCATTACCAAAGTTATAACAATTAAAATAAGGTAATATAAACTCTCCTGTTTGATGTACGTCTGGATTTAAAGTTATTATATTTGAACCAGTGTTTGAAGTAGAGCTAGAGTCTACTTGCATAACAACAGCGCCTGGTAAGTCAGTATCATATTCTTTTGGAAAAGTAAACTTTAATCTAGTGCCAGTTGCAGTTGTCACAGCGGCGCCATTAATTGTAACTGTATTATCGTTGCAAGCTGTAACTGTTTGTGTGGTTAAATTGGTAGCTGTACCAGTAAGTAAAGTAATAGAAGAGCCAACAGGTATTAACTGCTCATTAGTTCTAAAATCAAACTTCATAGGATATGTTCTACCTATTTCGTAATATATATCTAATCCTATATCTTCTTTAGGTTCTGTTTCCCACAAAGCAGGATTTTCTGTAAACGAATCATCAGGAGAGTTTGTATTAGTTACGTTTTCTAGTATTTCAAAAGTATGACCAGGTGAATTACCGTGAGGCTGTAATCTAGAACCTTCTCTAGCAGTACCAGTAGGTGTACCAGCTGTAGAACCTACATTGTTATGAAAACGATCAACTGCTATCTGGCCTAAACCAGGACCACTTGAAACCTCAAAGTGTGTATTTGGTTTTAATGGATGGTAACCAGAAGGGCCAAGTCCAAATCTAGGAGATACAGACATAGTCCAAGTCTCTCTTTTGTTTTCAGGATCGTTTCTATTTGATAAAATATTAACTTGATAGTTTTGTATTCTCTGTGTGTGACCTTCTAAAGATTCTACAGTATATATTATTTGGTCTGGATCATCTTTTATTCTAAATTTAGTACCTACTTGATAAAGGCTGTAAATAAAATCATGAGCCACAGGATAATAAACAGCTGAAAAACCATTTGTTGAACCTGAAGGATGTATATTTGCCCATGATATATCTATTAAATCTTGATCTACTGTTACGTTTTTAGATGGATTATTATTAGGCCTTATACCATCACCAGTGTTTTTAGTGCTACCATTAGCACCTATAGAATTACCTTTTGAGTTTAGCCTGTTTTGAAAAAATGCTTCATCTATAAAAAAGTGATTATCATCACCACTACCAGTAGCAGCGCCTTCATAAACTTTAGCAAAATCTCTCCAGTACTCAGCGCCTTGACCAGAATTTTCATTACTACCAACTTGTTTTGGGTCTAAACCAAAACCACCGCTATTACCGTCATTATCAAATCCAGCAGATAAACCATGCCAAGCAGTAGAAGCGCTACCTTTAATATCAACACCACCCCACTGTGCATTAGTTACAACTCCAAACTGACCTACAGAAGCGTTTTGACCAGGGTCATTTAAAACTTGATTAAAATCAACACCGTCATTTTTAACCCATCTAATTGGAAGCGCTTTACTAACAACTAAACTATCTTCATCATCTAAAAGTTCTTTTGTTATAAATTGTCTTATACCTAAGTCTTTATATATTTTAGCAAAAAATTTACCTTCAAACTCTGGTCTATCTTCTACGTTTCTACTTTTAAAATCAGCAATTAAGCCTGATATTCTAGTACCTATACTACCAGCCGTGGAAGTAAAATCTATATCAGAACCGAATCTACCTTCTATTGTAAATTTAGTAGCGGTACCTGCAGCAGCGTCTCCTGGTACAATACCAATTATTTTATAATATTTAGAAGCAGCAGTGTCAGTTCTAAATCTTACAAAAGTATTCTTAACTTCAAAAGCGTCTGATAAAGCAGAGTCTTTGTAAGTTGAAGTGTGTATCATAAATGTACTTAGGTTTTTCAAAGGATAACCTTCTGACAAACTATTACCTACCACTTGACCAAATACTGCGTCTGAAACATTACCTACAGATGAATTAGTTATTGTAGCAACAAACTTTTGTATAGTTTTCACAAATATAGGTGCTTCACCTACTATAGATAATATTTTATATTTATAATTTTCAGTTACAGCTGTAGAGCCATCGTGCTCTTTTTTAAGTATTAAAAATGTTTCTTCGTCAACTTTGTTTCTTTCTGAAGAAGGAAAGCTTAACCATATATTACCATCTTCAGCGTTATACCACCTGTCCATAGCTAAGTTATAGTATTCGTTAGAAGTTTCTTTTATAAAAAACTTAAATGAATCAGCAAACTTAGGTGCCGGACTATTTATATGTACATGTATTTTATTAGAGGTTATAGCTTGCGGCTTGTCAACTTGCAATACATTATTGCTTCCCGCTACATTTTCCGATGTTAACACGGGTGTTTCTCTGCCGTATATATCTCTATAAACAATACCTACTTGGTAATTTCGTAAAGACTTTAAACTTTTTTCAGGTATACCAACATCAGCTATTTCATTAAACTCTAAAAGCGTGTTTAAGTTTACGCTTATGTTTTTAGCTTTAACACCGTAACCTTCCATCCTAAATTTATGTAGATAGTTACCATAAACTATTCTACCGCCAGTCATGTCTTGTGCTAGTGCTTTTCTAGGTACTTCATCAAAAGGTCTTAATAATTGATTAGCTGGAAGAGTAGCGTATATAACATCTGATTCTATAAGTAACTCTCCATTATTTAAACCGTTTCCAGAGCCAGCAGCTACCCATTCAGCACTATTTCTATCTACAGTTTTAACTGTATAAACGTTTGGTGAGCCGTCTTCTTTGTACAATATATCTATGGCTACCACGTCTTGAGGTAGTATAGATTTTTCTGGAACAAAATCTTGTATTTTCAAGCTACGAAGATTATTTGACATACCTAAGTTGTAACCTTCGCTAGCGTAATATTCAAACTCACCAGGTAAAAAAGCTACATTAGTAAAAGGAGAAAAAGCAGAATACTCACCGTCTTCATACTTGAATCTACTAGCAAACCTAACAAACTTCTTTTCAAACAAAGGTGGCGTTAACTCTAAAACAATATTCCAAGTTTCGTCAGCATCAGGAACGTTTTGATCTATAGCTAGTATAGTAACATCAAAATCATTTGAACTACCGTTTTGCAAAGGTGTGCCTCCTACGTTTATCTGCGCTCTTATTTTATGCTCTGTAAAGCTAGAAGCTCCAGTGTTACTTAACAATATAACATCTCCCTCTCTATAATCAGGCAAACCAGTACCTAACAAGCTACCTATACTTATAGTTATAGTTTCACCAGCTTCTAATATTTCGTTAGGACTAGGCGTAGTGTCATAAAATCTAACAGCCGTAGTTGTGACTCCTTTAGTTTCACCTCTAGCTTCTAAAGTATCAGACATAGCTAACACGGGTGCTAGCAAAGGAGATTTTTTTATAACAGTTATATATTGCTCTTGCATATACACAGGGTAACTACCAGTATCTGTTACTATTATATCATCATTATTTTCGTCTGTAATAACTAATCTAGTATGAAACGTAGAAACAGCACCGTTACCTATAGTTAAGTCATTAGCTCCTGTGCCTAATATACTTCTTCTTATGTTTATTTTTTTAGGTTCAGAGTGATTGTCTGTCCAAAGTAACATACCATCAATAACATTTAAACCTGTTATTAATCTATCAGAGCTATAATTTAAAGTTCTACCGCCTGGTTTTCCAGGGTTGTTCTCATCAACTGTTGGAGACTCAAATGTTACTGTAGACGCATCTGGTATTGTAACGCTTTCTGAAACAGTTATATTTAAACTACTTATATCTGTAACCGTAACTAAAGGCATACCTGCCACACCAGACACTTGCATACCTTTTCTTATGTAAGTAGCATCTCCAACTGGTATAGTTGTAGAGTTGGAAACTGTAGAAGTTGTTATTGCTGTAGATTTATATATGTCAACAAAAACATATTTAAGTGTAGTAGTAGATATTTCGTATTCTAATATATAATCTCTAAAAACAGTGGTAGCAGCATCATTTGATCCTTCTGCTAATTTAGCTCCAGCTACTAGCCAATATATTTTATCGTTTTGCTCGTCAGCTATAGAGCCAACACAAAAACTTTTTGGTTCTACCGCTGTTGTTAAAACAGTATTACCTTTTAAAGTTTGTACAGCCCCAACATCAGAACCTTCTGAAGTAGAAACTTCTATATTTAAAGCATCTCTATATGTACCGTTTTCAACTAGTCTTTCGTCAAGGTCTTTATTCATTTGACCTAAACTAAAACTTCTTTTTAACTCTGGCATTTAATTAATGTTTTATATGTTTAGATTTACCTCGTAGTATCTGTGTAATTTCTTCTAGTTTAATATTAGATAATCTAAGTTTAGCTTTTCTAGTTTCAGCAAACCTTTCTTTTTTAAATCTAGCAACTAAAAATTCTGGTGTATTAGCTCTTGTAGACAAAATACCGTAAGCTATATGTTTGTACATAGCTTCTTCTGCAAATTTATGCACTCTTAATTCTTCTTCAGTTCCTAAGCCATCACTTATGTATTTTAATATAACGGTCTTGCCGTTTATATTTGAGCTAAAGTGTATTTTACCTTGCAGTTCGTCAATGTAAAAACTACCGTTAACTTGAGCGTGAGCTGGATCTAGTCCATATCTACCGCCTTCGTTAGGCCAATACATGTCATCTTCGTAATCGTCTTGATTGTTTTCTGAAGGTGTTTGAGCTTTGTACTTAGTCCAAGTATCTGATAAATGATTAGTAGCATCTTGCTCTGTTAAATTAGTACCATCATTATTATAACTACCATCAGCAGCTTGAGATATTGCAAATGGATTAGAAGTTTTAATAGCTGGATAAATAACATGTTCTATACCTGAAGCATCTGAAAAACTAAGCTTAACATAGTTAACATAGTCTTGAGGAAGTGTCATTGTTAACGCTGGTGGTATTTCTATTTCTTGTGACTTAACAGATTTAAAAGTATCAAACGATAACTCTTGCATAGCTCTCTGCGCGTGAAAAGCTACATCAGCTCTTTTAGCTCTAGGTATTATTTTCTCTTCACCAACATAAGCTAACATAAATTGATTTATAATATCTGTTAAAGATGTAAACTGATAATTACCATAATCAACCGCTGTGTCATCATAGTAATTTTCTTGTGTTTCGTTTAATAAATAGTTAGTAGCCATACTTTATTGTTTTTCTTTAGTTTCTGTTACAATGTCTTTGTTAGTAGCAAACGTAGTTATATCTTGTTGTTTTATAGTTACACCTGCTAATTCTAATATTTTTATTACTAGACTAGTTTCTTCGCTCTCGTGTAATTCAAAGTTTACACTAGTAGTTGAGTTGTATAAAGCTTTTTCATTTACAATTACAGAGCCCCACTTAGCCGTAGATGGCTTAGCTATGTAATGACAGTTTACTGTTGATGTGGAAAATGATGGGGATGCAGATTCAGGATATATCACTATCTGCGTAGCGTTTTTTCTTACGTATAAAGGTCTAGCTTGTCTAGGTTTGTACAAAGCAGCTTGATTCATTCTTTGTAATTCTTTTTTCTCTACTTTTTCTACTATTAAGCTATTAGTGCCGTTATTGTAAAAAACTGTTCCTAATCTATAAACATCTGTAGGTAGCGTACAAGTAGAACCTGATACCGCAGACATGTCTATATGGAACTTTTCAAACACAGCTATTTTTTCTTTTAATATGTCTGGTACATTAGAATACTCGTAGCTGTTTTGTGGTAATCTAGCAAATTTATTTAATTCATAAAAATATTGTTCAAATATTTCTCTTTGTGCTTGATTAGCAAATAAGTTAAATTCTTGAGGAGTTATATAACCTCTTTGTTCTTTGTTGGCTAAAGCCAAAACTCTTTGATGTACTGTATCTATACTTATCGCCATAATATTTTTTTATTGTAGTTACGATCGCCCCGTAGGGCGACCGCTCTACAGTTTGATTATTTTAATCTTTTTTCTATATTGTTATATATTTCCATACCTTCGTCAGTTCTAAACCAAGCAGCTAATGCTGAATATGGATGCTCATCAAAAGGAACTGTAAATAATTTTCTACCAGTAGAAGTCCAAGTAAATGTTCTTTGATCTTGTGATAGACTTATTATATTGTTTTCTGTAGCTCTGATACCAAAGTTTCTAAGTTGAACGTTTTCATCAGTAACTAACTCTAAGAATAATTTAGGTTTTTTCTTAGCAAATAGTAATAAATCACGTTTAAGTTCTTTAGAACTCATCTCTGATACCTTAGAACCTAATTCTACACGCATAACAGCTTCAGCCATATCAATATCTAAGTTATTAGCCGCGTTCATTGCTGCAACTTCAAACTCTAACCAATCTAACTGTGACTCGGCTACTTTTACAGGTTTGTGCTCTTTAAATATTTTATCTCTGTGTGGATGATACAAAGATAATAGTTTTTGTAAAACAGTTTTTTCTCTAGGAACGTACAGTGTACCACTTCTAAATACAATGTGCTCTAATCTGTGTTCACCTGTCATCTCATCAACAAATGGTGTTCTTTGGTTAGAAGTATACTTTAGTTCTCTTTCATAACCTTTTTCTTCGTCGAACCAATAAATGTTAGACGATCTTACTTGGTAAGACAAAGGCTCTTTGTCTCCTATTAAAAAATAATTTCTATCTTTTATTTCCCAAGTATCTTTTTTAGGTTTTGGTGTTTCAACAACTGGTGCTTCAACAACAGGTGCCTCCACCTTTTTAGTTTGTTTTTTCTTTTTTGCCATAATATAATATATAATAAAATTAATAAAATAAAAGGCCGAGGCCGAAGCCCCGGTCTTTTAAAGTGATTTACTTCATCATCATAAAGTTGTTAGCACCTTGAGTAACTAAACATCTTTCTGATAAGTAGTGAACTTGCATTGCATCTAAGTCAGATGTAACAGCACCAACAGAACCAGTAACCCAAGTCTTCATTCTTCGGTCATCAGTTTGTGAAGCTCTAAATCTAACATGTAAAAATGGTCTCTTCAAGTTTTTACCTAAAGTTTGGTCATACACAGATGATACACCAGCTGGTATGATGACACCTCTAACAGGTGAAGTAGTATTTCTACTGTTTATACTTCCTCTAGTAGCTTTGTCATTTAAGTATTTAAAGTCAGACTTGTAGAAGTCATAAGAACCTCTTCTAAATCCTGAGAAACCTAAGTTTAACGCCATATCTTCTTCGTTGTCGAATACTCCGTAAGAAGTACCTCCAGCTCCGTAAGAGTTCATTGAAGCTAACATATCGTCAAAAGCAAGTGAAGTAGCTCTGTTTATGAATAACATGTTTTCTTCAATAGCTCCTTGATTGTCAAACTCTGCTAAAATAGCATCGAACTCAGCTAAGTCAGTAGCAGCGTTAACACCAGTTACACCAGTAGTTACGTTACCTCTATCTTCAATAGCGTCAAATAAACCTTGAGTACCAAACTCAGTTCCTATACTATCAGTACCGTCTATAGTAGAGTTACCAGAAACACCTTTTACAGCTTCCATCATAGTCATTTCTAAGTAGTCTGTAAATCTTTGTCTAGTATCACCTTCAGCTTTTAAGTACCATAAGTAACCTGATTGTCCGTCTTCACCAGAAATTTCAACCCAACCTATTGCAGACGCATCAGATCCAGAAATTTCATAGTAATCTTTCATAATAATTGGCTTATTAGTAAAAGACTTAAATACAGGCTCTACATTTTTAGCTCCAGAAGCGTGGCCACCTTGACCATCAGTTCCTTTAGCGTACTCAGAACCATAAACTAATAAAGTTGCAGCCACAGATGATCCTGTAGCGAATATTGGACTGTCGTCAATATTTGCAAACTCGTAAGGCTTACAAGTAACATCGTCAGTTGAAATAGCTGTTACAAAACACTTGATAGCCCCTTCAGAAGTTGCTATCACTACTTGATCGTTTAATCTTATACCGTGGTTACCAGAAGTAATACCATTGTCACCATCGATATCTAATAAAACAGTAAATACAGAAGTACCAGTGTTAACAGTACCTGTGTATGATAAATGTAATCTACCTTGCTCAGACCAAATAACTTGATCAGCAGTCATAGACTCTTCTGCTCCAACTTGAGATAAAAATCCTGAGATAGTTCTGTTTCCAAAAACCTCAGCTTCTTTTTCCATTAAGTCAGGCAGGTATTGTTGCGCCCATCCTTGTGTACCGGACGCTGTAAAATCGATATAATTTGATGATAGTGAAGCTTTCTTTGGTGCTGGTACACTATTCAAATTATCTCCTGCAGTAATTGCCATAATTTTTAATTTTTAATTTAGTTATTGTTTTCTTTTAATTTTAAACTTAAAGTCATTAGCATCTTCTCCAAGCACTCTTACTTTTATTCCCCCAGCTTGTATTTCACCTGAGTGAGACTGTCTAGGGTCCATGTTAACATTTTTAGATTTAGCTATACTTTCTTTTAAAGCATCAGCTTTACCTTGTTCATAAAAATGCTTAGCAACAGCATCAGCGTTCATAGCTGTAAACATAGACTTATGGTAACCAGCCCCATCTTCCATTAAGTTTTCATTATTCAAGAACTTCTTGACAAAATTGTTAATGTCACTTTGTGATTCCTTTACTTTGTTTACATCTTTAACATTAAACCTAAATCTTTTATCACCGACGTTATATTCAAAACCTTTGAACTCGTCGTTAAAAACACTGTCTGTCTTTTGTTGAAATGCAGATCTAGATCTTTGTAATGCTTTTTGTTCAGCTTCAGACTCTTTGTTATATCTGTTGAAGAAGTCAATAGCTTTCTGTTGTTCACTTGTTAGTTTACTTCCAGCCTTGATATCTTCATAGTATTTAGACTTTAACCCGTCTAAGTGGTTTCTAGCGTTAGCAACTTGCTCTTTTAGCGCTAGTTTTTTTCTTCTAATATCTTTTTCATCATCTACCTCTTCGTCAAAAGAAAAAGTATCTTCCATTAAAAAATCTACTTCTTCTGAGTCTAGATGTGGTTTAGTTGTTTTATAATATTCTCTAAGTAACGTATGGTTATCTAATTCAGAATAATCCATATTTAATCTTACGTAATCATTTATATCTCCACCAGTATCTTTCATAAAGTCTAAAAGCTTGTTAACGTTTTCTGGTAAATCTATAGTAGGTTTTTCAGGCGCTACTATAGGCTCTTCAACTTTAATTGGTTCTTCTGCTTTAACCTCTTCTTTAGGTTCTTCTTTTATTTCTTCTAACTCTATTACTGGTGCTTCTTCAGTTTCAGCTTTAGGCTCTTCAACTTTTTGTACTTCTTCTTTAACTTCTGTATCTGGAGCTTTGATATCTTCAACTGGTTTGTTTAAATCTACCTTTACAACGTTCTCTGCTTCTTCAACTAATTTTTTTAAGTCTACTTTTACAGTATCTTCTTGTGGTTTGATTTTTTTTAATTTCTTTTTTACTTTAATTTTTTCTACTTCGTTGTCAACTTTTGGTTGCTCAACAGTAGGTTCTGTTGTTTCATTTTTTTTAGCCATAATAAAATATTATATAATTAATTAATTGTTATCTAGGATTAAATGCTTCTAAACCCATACCACCTCCTAATATATCATTACCTGATGATTCAAAGTTTTTAGGTGGTTTTTCATTTTTTCTTTGATCTATAAGCTCACTTTGTTGTGACGCTTGTATTTTAGTTCTTTTATCTTTACGATCTTCTTTTTCTTTTTCTCTACCTTTAATAGCTTCAACTTCCATTTGTCTTAATCTCATGTTGATATTAAACTCATGATCCATTAACTGTTTTTTAATTTCAGCTTCATGCATCATAGACTCTCTTTTTAAATTAGACTTAGCTTGTTCTAATTGTATGTTTGTTTGAGTTAATGCCTGTTGTTTTTGTACTTCTGCTTGAGCGGCTGCAGCTTGTTGCTGTGCGTTAGCTTGAGCTTGAGCCTGCATATTTTGTTGTGCTCGCAGCTGATCGTTTTGCATTTTCTTTTTTCTTCTAACTTTTAAAAGTTGATTAGCTAGTTTTAAACTTTTAATATTTCTAAGATCTATAGCATCTTCTAAATCTATAGTCTGTTGTGAAAGAGCTATTTGTATATTATTTTCTAACATAGCCTTTTCTTCTTCATCTGGTGAAAGTTCTAAGAATATACCAAAATCATACAAATGTAACTCTTTAACGTCATCTAAAGTACCAACGTTATGTCTACCTATTTTTTGTATAAACGCGTCTCTTGTAGGTGAGTATTCTAATATGTCTGATATTCTCATAGACAAGTTACCACAAATTTCTGCTGTTAAAAATAAACCTCCTTGCAATATGTGTCTTGTAGCTGTATTACTATTTGCTGCTGCCATTTTCTGTACACCTACTAAAGCTTTTGGATCTGGAACACTAGCATCTCTAGCTTCATTTAAACCAGTAGTATCTCTAATCATTTGTAAATAATAGTTATACGTACCAATTAAACTTTGCATTTTAGCACCTCCGTTACCAGACTGTATTTCTTGTATAGGCACTTTACCAGGATTCATATCACCATCAGACGTAAAACTTCTACCTATTACAGAACCAGTTTGGAAAAACATATTTAAAGCTTCTTGTGGATTATAGTTAGTACCATTTCCTAAATCTATTTCAGCTAAACCATCAGCATCTAAATAAATACCGTCTGGAACTATACGCGACATTACTTGCTGTAGCTTTAAATGTGTTAGTTGTATCATATCAGCAAAACCAGTTATTCTACTAACTAAACTTTCAATTTTACCGTTGTACATCCTAGGCGCACACATAGCATAATTCATTTTTACTTTAGTATGATCACTTTTAGGTCTCATCATATTTTTACACATGTTCCACTTCAATAGTCTATCGCTACCTAGTATTATAGCTCCTTCATAAAGTACTTCTATTTTTCTAGACTCAACAGTAAAGTACTCTGTGCTTTCAGCTGTAAACGTGTCATCTTTTTCTATAACTCTTAAACCACCAGTATTAGTATTTTTTATTTTATAAACTTCTGTATTAAAAGTTTTATAATTAAAATAAAGTATCTGTACTTTGTTTTTATCTTTTTGCTCTCTAGTAGAATATGGTTTATTGTAATTACCTCTATTAACAGAATAACTTTTCTCAGTTAATTCTTTTAACTCTTCCATAGTTAGATGTGGAAACTCTTTTATAAGTTCATTTATAGATATATATTTAACTTCACCTACATAATACAAGTCTTCAAAATAAGGTGAGTCACTATAAGAATAAACTAAATTAGCTGGATCAACATACTCTATTTTAACTCCTTCAGATTCATTAAAATTTGTTTTAACGGCACCTATACCGCAAACTGTTAAATCGTAATAGAATCTTCTTTTAATTAAATCAAAGTTGTTACCTTCTAATAAAACGTTTATAGCTTGTTCTTCTGCTAGCTCTACAGCTTGTTTATAAGTAAGCTGCATGTGTAAAGCTAATTCTTCTTCAGAACCAGGAAGTTCTTCAACACTACTTTCTCTCAAAGACATACCAAACTTATCTTGTGCAAAATCGTTGACTTCTTTAGCTCGCATGTCGTTTAAAATAGACTGCATATATTGAGTTCTTTTATCTACACCAAAAGGATCTTGTGAAAAAGCCTTTACATCATAAACTCTATCTGCTATACCGTTAACTACAATATCAACAAACTTTGGTATTATAGGTACTGGTCTCCAGTCTAAATTTAAATAAGACAAATCACCATTTATAGATAACTCGTCTTTATACTTTTGTATTGATTGTTCTCCTCTAGCGTAAAGTCTTAATCTATGAAAGTTATTCATATTAGTTAAATATCTACTCATAGCATAATCAGTATTAAACCACTCATGCTCTATAGCTTTAGCAACTTTCATACCATATTCAAAGCTAGACTTTTCAGCGTCGCTTACAACTTGACTAGGGAAATTATTTGTTACACTTGTTCTTATCATTTTAATTTTTAATTAATTTAGACGAAGCTCCGTTGTTACTGTATCTTCCAAAATTTAAACTTAATTTTTTCTTTTCAATTTTAGCATTAGGCGCATATAAATTTCTATTACAAGCCATAATAGCTAAACCACTACTGATACTAGCGTCAAACTTTGTTCTTTTATTTATATCAAATTTAGCCCAATCATTTAACGTCTTATTAAAATACATGTTACCCCAATTACCTCCACCAATATCTCCAACATATTGTTGTATGTACATTTCAATAGCAGCCGCGTGAGCTTGCTTTATATCTTCGCTAGAGTTTGGTATACCACCTATTTCTTTTTCTGCTGTAGACAATTTATTCCAAATCTTATCTGGTCTATTCATAGAATAACCTCTATAACCTCTACGTCTTAAATAATACAGTAATCTAGGTTTGTTATTCTCTGCTAGTATTGGCATACCGTAAAATACTAATGACATTAAAACATCTTCAAAAAATATTTCCGCTGTTTGTGGTCTAGCTATATATTCTAAAAAAAACTGATTAGGCGGTGCATCTTCCATACTAAACTTAGTTAAACCGTGTAAAGCGCCATTAGAACCTCTACCATCTACAGTGCCTGATATATCGTAGCTATCACAACCAAAAGCACCCATGTGCTCGTTACCAGGATATTTAATACCGTTTTTAGTTACTATTTTATTTTGCAAATGTAAAGGTGGTGTCCAGCTAATATTAAATCTACCGTTATTATCAGGGTAAAATATTACTTGTGTATCTTTTATACCATTAACCCATTGAAAATTACCCTTACTAATATTAGGCCTTGTGCCTTCGTTATAATCTATTTGATCGTATATTCTTACTAAATTAAATATACTGTTTCTTGTTTCGTCTCTAAACGCATGTTCTTCTGTACGTGGAAACTGTCTGTAAAACTCGTTTAAAGCATCTTGATCATCTTTTAAACCTTCAGCTTCATTTTGCCAATGCTCTATTATTCCATAATCTATTAATTCACCGTCTGGTCCGTAAACGTCATTATGTGGATTATCAAATACTGGATATCCGTATTCATCAATAAAGCCTTCGTAGTTCCATTCCATCGGGATAAAGAGAGAATATAAACCAGACTTTGTTTGTCCATTACGATTTCTTTTAGTGACGTCTGATGCATTATATAATTTTTTAAAATTACCACCTCCTTTTTCTAAAGCGTTTGATGTGCTACCCATCATACACTTACCAACTATTCTACTACCTAATCTTAAACAAGTTTTTGTAACTCTCCAATTGTTTAATATGTTATCAGGTCTTTCCCACTTACCACTTTCATCGTGTACTAATAAATTAAGTTTTTCTCCATCATAGCTATTGTCACCTGTGTTTTTCCAATCAATAGTAGTATCAAGTCCAACCAAGTCTTCCTGCTTTTCATTAGCATTAATTTTTTTACGTGTAAACTTACTTGCAGGCACACGATAAGCAAGTTCAGACTTAGGCCTATCCATACCGTCTTGTATTGGTTTAAAAAAGAAAGGGTAGTTGACCGATATTGGAACAACTTTGTCTGTAAACATTTTTTTAGCATCATTACCAGTTTTAGATAATATTCCATATCTACTATCACTTGCGAGTGTTGCTAAATTAACTGTTTCTGCAGATGACATAAAGCTAAAGCCAGATCTACGATTTTTAAGATAACACATACCATAACATCTTTTATCAGCTTTACAAGCTTCCCAAAATATATAAAACAACCTGTTTGCTTCTCTAAAATCTGGTGCACCTACATCTATTTTACTCCATTGTAAATACATATAGTGAGCACCTGTTATATAAGTTGGTTTGTTATTATTTAAAAACCAAAAGCCTTCATCTCTACGTTTAAACTCTTCGTCTATATAGTCGTACCATTGAGGCTTTAATTCTTCTGGATAATTTTTCCAGTCAAATATACTTTTTAACTTGCTTAATTCTTTTGGATATTCTATTTTTTGCCACTTACCTATTTTGTGTTGCAATCGCAATGGCAGCAACGGCAAAGCCACCCGCAAATTTTGTATTTCAAGTATCTCACCAATTTTACCAGTTTTTGATATAACGATAATATCATGTTCTTTATTATATCCATATTTCCATTTTTTACCACGGTTCATCCGTGTGATTGTTGTTTTCTTTATAGGTTCTATAACCTTTACCAAGTTCTGCTCGTACATTACCTAGATCTACCTTCTGCAAAACCTTTAAAACTAATTTCTTGTTTTTCTATGGTTTTATTGTTTAATAAATTTTCTTCTTCTTGTATGCGATTTAAAATTTCAAAAGCATCAAATATAGCTAGCTTTTTAGTAGCGGCAGCGTTTTTAAGTCTATCAGCACTAACGTCATCGTCTGTGTTTGTAATAATTTTTTCTTTTGCTACGTTAATTAATTCTTCAACTGCTCTGTGCCCAGCTTGGATTATAAGCTTCTTCGTTTCCTTGATATTCATATTTAATTGTAATAAATTTATTGTAAACTCTATATAGTCTTTGGTTGTCAATTATAAACTCGTAAGTTGAAAAAGGAGTGAAACCTACAAGCTCACCTATCTTATTAACACCATCTGTATATTTAACTATACCTATACATTGTTCTTCTAGCTCAGCTTTCATTTTGTCTCTTTGTTTTATCGGTTGTACAAAACAAAATCCTTTAGGTGCTTTCCACTCCCAATATCTTTTATATAAAAATATTTGATCTAGTTTTACAAGGTATGTATTTTCATTAAAATAACTTCTACTATTTTTTTCTCTACCTTTAACATCATGCCAACGTCTAAATACATTGTGATGTGTTATAATAGTATCTCCTGGTTTTATTTCTGTTTTAAAAGCCGTAGGTACAGATTTAACAATAGCTTCTCTATTTACAAATTGGTGGTTAAATATTTCTGTATTTAAAACTAAATTTTTATCACCAACTTTTTTAGTATTGTTGTATCTACTACCTTTTGGCTCTATAACAAAGTCAAAAGGTGCTTTCATTAATACTCTAAGTTATATTCTACTGATACAGCCATGTTTTTATTAAAGTCCTTCCAAGGTAACACGTCTTTGTTTTTCTTTATGTAAATAGAATATTTGTCTTCTTCTTCTAATATGTTACATATAGTATGACCACCATAAACATCTTGGCCTACGGCATAGTGCATAGCGTTTTCCTTGTAGTCTTTACCTACAGTAATTTTTCTAATTATTTTCATTATATTTTATTGTTCCGTCAGAAATATTAATATCATCAGTACCATAACTTTCTTTAAAGTTAGACTGCATCAAAGCTAACTCATCATTTTTACCAGCTATATGATGTAGTAATTGGTGTATATTACTTTGCAACATACCTATTTGCATTTGAGCTTTGTTTATTATATTTACCGTGTCTTGTAATTTATTTAATTCTTCGTTAGTAATTTTTGTAGGCTTACTAGCCTTTTTTGTTTTTGCCATTTTATTTAATTTAATTTAATTATTATTATTCTTCTATATGCCAATCAGCACTTTCTAATATTTCTTTTATACCTTGTTTATCGTACTGTGTTTCACCTTCTAAAAAACTAGGTGTGTTACCAAAAAACGATATTAAAGATAATGATTTGTCAAGTGATTTTCTAACAGTATTTATAGAGTCTTGCTCTACTAAGCTGTAATCAATACTTGAAAGTTTATTTGTATTTATTATTACGTATTTTTTCATATTAACTAAATGCTCCGTTATGTTGAACTACTGTTGGTGAGTTTCTATAAGTAGAGTTTTGGCCTACTTCATTTATACAAACTGTACCTGATTTTTCTTCAAATCTATGTAATAGCACTAAACCTGTAGGATCTACATGAGCAGCACTTACTAGATCTAAACCTCCTACTCCAGCTTCATATATTTTAGCTATTTCAGTATCTTGTAATTGTCTAGTATAAACGGCCAACGAATCAACACTACCATCCCAAAAACCACCACCCGCGCCGTTAGTGCATATTGCCACTGTGTCAAATGTAACGCTTGGCGTTCCAACGCCTGTTGTATTGTCATCTACTTTACTACCGTCAATCCAAAGTTCTGTTGTATTATCTGTTGAACTACAAGTGCCAATTACATGGTGCCAATTACCATCGCCTTCCATGCTATTAGTTCCTTGTTGACAAAGATCATTTACATTATTAAATTTACTACTAAATCTCATTTCGTTTCCAGAAGCATGATATATTAGTAAAAGTTGATCAGTTGAGACTCCGTTTCTAAAAAGCTTAAATAAAACTCTAGACGCACTTACAGTGTTTATTTTAAACCAAGCAGATATACTAAATTCAACTCCTTCAGAAGTTACTGCGTTAGCAATATTAGTTACTACATCTGCGTGTGGTATTATTTGTTGATCTGTGCCATCAAAAGTATAAAAAGTTTGATTAGCCATATCTGATACAACTGGTGATGATCCAGCTCCTAAACCTATCATTATATACCTACGTAAGCTATTACACCTCCACTAGCTAATTGAAAGCCTGTCCATCTACCGTATATAGTAACACCTTTTGGAAAAGTTTCACCATCTACTGCGACACCTCCATCAGCATCTATATCTGTACTAGCCCCGTCTGAACTAGGAAAGTTTTGTGCGTCTGCTGGCGTTAAACCAGAAGCTCCAGTGTTAAAAGTAGTATCTTCTAAAAACGTTATTGCTACAAAAACTTTTGTTATACGGTTAGTATTACCAGCTGGTGTAGCGTTAGTATCATCTCCGCCAATTAATGTTACCGCGTTTGTACCTCTTACGTGTATACTACCTAATTGACCAAATGCGTAATCTGTTGGATCTTTAAATGCCATAATTTATTTTTTTACTTTTTCTAGTGATCTACCGCCAAAATAAGCACCGATCACTGTTATTAATACTAATTGTAATAAGTCTACCCAAGTGTCTTTTACTTCAAAAGCAATAACACCAGCATCGATAAATATCATTAACACTGTTGATACTACTAGAAATATAAGAACTAAAGGTCTTATGTTTTTTGATAACCAAGAATCAGAGGCCATATCAACCTTCCATCTTTTAGTTACTTGCTGTTGCATATTAGCTTCGTAACCCATTATCATATCTTTTATTTTTCTTTCTGCTTCAAGCTTCTCTTCTTTTGAAGTGTGTAGTTCGTCTATTACACCACCTACACCTTTTACTAATTCATTAGCTCCACTTGAAAATATTTTACCTAATATACTCATATCTTTTTTTCTGCTTCTTTTCTTGCTTTATTACCTGCTCTATAAGCAGCTTGTTCCCATGGAAAGCTAGTATCTCCTTCTGGTTTCATTTCTCCAGTTTTTGGATGTTCTATCATACCATCTTTTCTTTTTAATTTTTTACCTCTATAAATTACAAAGTTATCTCCATAATCTAGTTTTTTAACTTTGTTCTTTTTACCAGGTACTTTAATTTTAGCTTTCATATCATCGATATGTTTTTGCTCGTGCGCTACAACTTCTGCTTCTAGTGGGCTATTTTTTGGTACGCTTTTATCTACAAATATAGTACCATCATTATTTGCTTCACCTAAAACTCCTTCGTCTAAACTCTTTCTAAAAACAGGACTTTTTGATTCAGACAATGAAGTAAAATTTTTATCAAAGTTTGGACTAACTTTTTTCTTTTTAGCTGTAAACGCTGATTTATTTCTGTATAGGCTAGGCCCTTTCATTTTAAATCCCATATCTTAACCTTTGTCTTCATCAAACTTTTCTAAATCACTAAACTTAGCTTGATCTGGTGATTTTTTAGGATTTTTATAATAGTACTTTATTTTTTTACCGTTTTCAGTATAATTAACAAACTTGCCTTTTGGTCCTATACTAGGTCTTAAATCTAACCCTTCTTCATCGATATTAATACTTTTAACTGCTTTACCATCTATAGTATACACTACGTCTGGAAAATTAGGATTTTGTGACCCTGGTGTTCTATCTCTTTTTAATGGAGCTAAACCTGATTTTTGTCTATTTTTATTGTAAATAGCTTTACCTTTAGCGTCTAGTTCAGAGTATTTAACTCTTTCTTCTCTTTGTCTATCTAAAAATCTTTGATCGTCTGCGTCAGCTAACTTGTCTACATCAAATTTATTTTCTTTTATTGTGTTTTTCTTTTTTAACGCAGACACGCTATGCGTTGGAAAGCCTTTCATTTTAAATGCCATATTATCTTTCTTTATCTTTTATCATATCATCTATAGCTTTATTATAAACTTTATCTGTATATGATTTGTTATTATAAAACTTACTTCTCTCTGAAGTAGGTAAATCTTCTTCGCCAAGTAGTATTCTGTATATTCTACTTATTAATTGAGAACATTTGAACGAGGTTTTAAACACTGAGTACTTTATTGTAGTTCTGTTTCTGTGTCTCCAAGTTTCTATCCAACCTTCTCTTCTTAGTTTTTCCCACCGGTTTTTATCCCAGCTCATGGTATAAGTACCATCTATAAACTCTTGTCGTGTAAATCTTTTTTTACAATCTAAGTAAATTAATAATTCTAAATCTGCATCTGTTAATCCGTAAGTCTTACAAGCCCACTTTCTTGTGAGCCTGTAATACTTAAGGATATTCATTTCACGCAGATCCTGCGCTGTTAATCTCAATTTTTATTAAGCATTAACATAAGCAGCGTTGATTGTGATTGTACCACAAGACGCAATGTCAGAAGATATATACTGAGTACCTCCAGCAGAATCAGCAGCATCATCAGCAACTACAATGAAACCAGAGTTCATTCCAGCATTCATAGCTCCAACAATAGCTTCTAATACTTCTTTACCTTTGTTAGCTGTAATAGTAAGAGCTACAGTATCAACTAAAGGTAAGTTAGCAGCGTTGTCTAAAACCAAGCTATTACCGTGACCACTAGGTCTTTTTGAGTTTTGAAAGCTTAATACTAAAGAAGTATCACTAGCCATTTCAGCTCCCACTAAACTATCCGCTGGAAATAATACTGAGTTTCCTGAGCCGTCGTCATCAGCAACAGCAGACTCTGTTCTAAAATACAAAAAATTTTTCATTTTTTTAATTTTTTTGTTAATAATTAGGTTAATTGTCGTTTTTGAGTTTTAGGGTTTTGGTTTAAGGTTTAGGTCTAATTACGAGTTAGCGTAAGCAGCTGCAACTGTTATTGTACCGCAAGCTGTAATACCTGAACCCGATAAATATTCTGTACCACCTGAGTCATTATTTGCTATAACTACAAATGCAGATGACTCTGTTTTATTTATAATCTCTGATATAGCTCTCATAGCTATTATGTGTGTGTTAGCTGGTATTGTAACTACAACTGAGTCGTGATTGTCTAAGCTATTAGCACTGTCAACCGAACCAGTTGGATCTCTACGTACCATAGGTTTAAAGTATAAAGTTAAAGCAGTATCACTAGTAGGTTGCATACCCATTAGTGAAGATGCTGGAAATAAAGCTGAATCACCTGTAGCGTCATCATTAGCATCTGTAGCTTCTGTTCTAAAATATAAATACTTTTCCATATTAGTCTATTAAAACCACGTCCATTTGTTTTATAACGTGGTAAAATTTATCTTTGTGTTGTATACCGTGGCCTGCGTGTTTATCAAAGTATACAACGTCTTTTTCATTTATACCTTCTACTAAGTTACCTATTGAAATAACTTTTGCTTTTAAGTACCTATTGTCATCATCTACATTTTCTGTTAGAATCAAACCAGCTACTTTTTTAGGCTCATCTTTTATTTGTTCTATAATTATGTAATGGTTAACTGCCTTCATCTATACGCATGTTTGAAATTACACAATCAGCTGATATAATAGTAGTCACTACAGAAACAGCATTTTTAAGTGCTGTCTTAGTAACAAGTACAGGATCTATTATTCCAGACTTTACCATATCAACTTCTTTACCTGTCACAACATTTATACCGTTACCTTCAGCTAGCTCTTCGACTTTGTCTATACCAGCGTTAGATAATATAGTTTCATAAGGTGATGTAATGGCATTTAATAATATTTGTTCACCTATATTTTCAAACGGTATTCTCTCTGATGCATTCAGTAGTGCTATACCTCCACCAGGTACAATACCTTCTTTTAACGCTGCTTTAGTAGCATATATAGCATCTTCAACTCTATCTTTCTTTTCTTTTAACTCTACTTTTGAGTTAGCACCGACTTTAATTATACCTACAGTACCAGATAACATAGCTATTCTTTGGGATATTTTCTTTTTGATGAAAGAGTTTTTTTCTTTTTCCTGGAGTTTTTTAACCTCTTCAATTCTTTTAGTAACATCTTCGGTATTTTCAAGTGTTGTAATAACCGTGTTTTTATCATCTGTAACAGATTTTTCAGCTTCTCCTAAAACATCTAACGATATTCCGTCTAAATCATCACCTAGCTCTTCATTTATAACAATGGCATTAGTTAAAATTGCTAGATCTTTTATAGTATCTTGTTTAGTAGGACCAAAGCCTGGTAAGTCTATAATATTTACTTTAATATTTCCTTTTACCTTGTTCATTAAAAGCGCTGATTTAACCTGTTGCGACACTTGAGCCACGATTAAAAGCGATCTATTGTTCTTTATAACAAACTCTAATACGTTTTGTATCTTTCTAATGTTAGGTATTTCTGATGCTACGATTAAAACTACTGGATTATCAAGCACACATCTTTGTTTTTCTTTGTCTGTTATAAAATGAGGCGATGTTAAACCACAGTCTACTTGAACTCCATCAACAATTTCTACGTAAGTATCTTCTGTTTCTGAAGTTTCCATCAAAACAACACCGTCTTTACCAACTTTTTTATAAGCGTCAGCGATAATAGCACCTAATTTTTCGTCGTTATTACAACTAATAGCAGCTACATTGTCTAGCATGTCGTTTTTTACCTCTATTTTAACATTATCAAGATATTCATTTACTTTTTTTAAACCAGAAGACACTCCTTCTTTTATTTTTCTAGTAGAAGCGCCGTGTTTTTTCTCATGATTAATGTTGCTTATAAGAGCTTCAGCAAGAACTGTGGCAGTTGTTGTACCATCACCAGCTTCTTTTACAGTATTTCTTGCTGCTTCTTTAATAAGTGTAGCCCCCATATTTTCAACCGGATCAAACAAGACAACAGATTCTGCAACTGTTACTCCGTCTTTTGTGATTACCGGTTTGCCGCGTCCATCTTCGTATATTACGCACTTACCAGAAGCGCCTAGTGTGGACTTTACGGCTTTAGCTAGTTTACTTACACCAGCTATAACTCTTGATGTAGCATCATTGCCAAAGTTTAAATCTTTGACAATATCGCTAGGTTGATTGTATTCCATTTAATTTAATTTAATTTAGTTACTACTCAAATGTTTTTACTACTTTAGGTCCTTTTACAGATTCTAGTTTTTTAGAAAAGTGCTCGATGCTACCTTCAATAGCAGCCTCGGCACCTTCTATTGTTTCTCTTCTAGTCACTGCATGCCAGTTATTAGTTTCTGGCTCAGATACTTCAGTTTGATAATAACCATTAGCTAGCTGTGTTATCCTCCAGTTTTTCTTATCTGACAGGTGTTTCCACTGGTTAATAGTTTTTTCATTAGGTTTTTGGTTGCCAGTTAGTGTACTGGTCTTGTAATACAAATAGGTCATTTTGGTTTTATTTTTGGTTAATAATTTATTTTTTTATACCTGCAACTTTAGAACCTTCAGCTTTTACACGTTCTTTAGCAGTCGCAGTTTCCGATTTACCATATCTCTTAGCTATTTCTTTAACTAAGCCAGCAGGTAGCTTTTCTTTTTGCTTAGCTGTTTGCTTAGCCATAGATTCTTTCTTCATCTTCATAGCTGGATCTTTCTTCATCTTCATAGCTTCCTTCTTCATCTTCATCGCCTCACCTTTCTTCATTTTCATCGCTTCACCTTTCTTCATCTTCATAGCCTCTTTTTTCATAGTCATAGGCTCTTTTTTCTTCATTTTAGCCATAGACTTTTTGTCAGCTGCAGCTTGCTTCATAGACTCTTTAGTATTTCCGTCGCCGTCAATATCTGGAAAGTCTGGTTTAGCTTGCTTCATAGGCTCGCCTTTCTTCATCTTCATTGCTTCTTCTTTCTTCATTTTTTTAGGAGATTGTTTTTGTTTATTCGCTATTACTGCTCGAGAAGCTTTGTCGTAAAAAGACTTGTCTTTATTGTAAGCTTCATTTGTTAATTTAGGATAAACTTCTCTTATATGAGACGGTATAGTAGCAGATCCTTTTGGTCCTACAGCGTCTTCACCTTTTGCTTTCATCGCAGACTTGTCTTTCATTTTAGCCATAGCTTCTTTCATTTTGTAAGAAGTCTTTAATTTCATAGCTGATTCGTCTTTTAATTTAGCCATAGACTCTTTCTTCATTTTAGCCATAGCTTCTTTTTTCATTTTCATAGCTTCTTTAGCCATCTTCATAGTTGACTTAGTTGCCATTTTACCCATTTTGTATGGGTTACCTTTCATTTTAAATGCCATTGTTTTATTTTTATTTTAAAGTTTGTTTTTTATTGTTTATCAGCGTTTCTTTCTCTAACAGCTTTTTGATACTGTTCTCTCAGCCCCGCATTATCTATGTATTGTTGAAAAGTTATCTTACTGCCATCTGCATTTTCACTCGGTCCACTCTTCTTGAATTCTTGATATAATTCATCTATAAAGTCTTGTCCTGTAGCTTTTAGCTTATCTGAAAATCCAACGTCTCCAACAATAACTTTACTTCCTTCTCTTGGAGCGTACTTGTCTTGTAATTGTTTTTTAGCCTCTACTTTTAATTTTTCTGCAAATGGTTTAAAATACTCTGCATAAGCCGTTGTGTTTGGGTTAGGTCTTTTTGCATTTGGATTAGCTTTGTTAAATTCTTCTTCTGTCATAAAGTCAGGAAAAAATGATTTTATTATTGCTTGATCTTCGTCGCTGTATATAGTTAATGTCTCCATAAAATCACCTTCTTCATCACGAACTCCAGTACCACCTCTTGCTAAATCCGCAAGCACTTGAGCTTCATCCATTTTTTGATCATAAGTAACTTTATCTATTATCTCACCATCGTACTCATAGTCGAGTCTTGTCATTGGAGACTTAGACTTCATTTTCATAGCTCTTTTAGCCATTTGCATGCCAGACTTTGTTGCTACTCTACCCAATTTAAAAGGGTTGCCTTTCATTTTAAATCCCATGTTATATTTTTTATATTTTTGTTTCTATTATTATATCACCTGGAAACTCATAGTTTTTACCAGGCTTCATTACTTTTTTATTTCCCAAGTTGTCGATGCCTAACACGTCGTGCGGTACGCCTATCATAGTTATACGTTTACTATGTATAACATTTATATCGTTATCTTTGTCAGGTGAATCAGATTTATATCCTTGTGTAGAGTTTAAAGATATTTTTAAATCACCTTTAGGATTTGGCTTACGCATTTTAAACGCCATTGTATTAGTTATCTAATCCCAACATTACTCTGGGCTCTTCTTTGATACATTTTCTCTTCTTCTGTCAAAGGTATGCCTTCATTTATTTTATCTTGAATTCTGTTGTCTAATTCACGTGCTCTTGCTTGAGCTTTTTCGCCTTGAGCAACTCTTCCTCTTGGTGTTTTAAATCCGTAAGTCTCTGCTAAACCTTTGTTTGTTTTTATTCTATCTTCTCTTGTAGTGCCAACACTACCTAATTGTTCTGCGTCTCTACCTGTAAGTGTAAATCTTCCTTCATCTCGGCTTAAATAATCATCTCTTGATATTTGTCTTCTTTCTCCAGTAACATCATCTACTTCGTAGATACCCATCCTTTTTACAGGAGATACAGTGTTTTGTTGAAAAGCAGACGAAGGGTGTCTACCATCTTTTAGATTTTTACCTTCTATGTTTTGATTTATTCCAGGCAAGGTGTGTCCTTTTAGTTTAAAGCCTTTGCCCGCTTTTTTTCTTTCCATAATATTATGTTTTATTTTTGTTAGTTAACTATTTTACATAGTTACATGGAAAAATATTTATTTAAGCGAAAGTGTGACACTTGCTTGTTACTATATTCTTCTTAATAAGCTAATGTCATAAAAAAATACGTTATAAATATTGGAGTGAAGTGTTGCCCCCCTCCCCCCAGCACCCCCCTCCTCTAGAAATTTACCTTTTACTACCGGGCCCCACCTTTTATTTTTATTTTTTATATATGTTTTCACGTTTTTACTCTTACACTTACACACTATATTTTTTTTACATTACATGTACATTACAAACTAATTACGTACACTGTCGGATAATATTACTAAACGAATTAATAATTAAATAAACTAACTATGAAAAAACATAACTTAAAATTTACACACAAAACATTTGAACTAATACTCAATACTGTTTACATTACAAGTTTTATATACATATTCTCATTCGTTGGATATACAATTGTAACTCAAATGTA